ATAAATATTATACCATAGAAACAATCTGTTAATTACTTCATAAATCGTAATTTCCAGATTGTTAAAGTGAAAGGTTCATGGCGGCAATCCTTGCTGTCCTTACCTTGATGTTTTCATTGTAGCAAACCTAAAGCGTTTTGTCAATATGTCGGCTAAACATTCACAATCTCGCCTCTTATACAAGCCGTCCCAGCATGCGCATTTGCCGCCAACTTATAATTCTTGATTTCGTCCCAAATCTCACACATATCGCCGTCCAAATTATGTAAATACCGCTGCGTTACTTGTAGGCTCGAATGTCGCAATAATCTCCGCACTACATCGACGTCAGCACCACGCTTACGTACGTCAGTGGCGAAACTATGGCGCAGCTCGTGTAGCTGAAACCCCTCCAACCCCGCTTCACGAAATTGCCGCTGTATTTTCTTGCGAATGCCGTCAACAGTTAGTGGTTCGAAATATTGACGACGCGTGGTTTTAATCCATACATAATCTATCACGCCAGCCGCCCTAATCCACGCATCTAACCGCTCACGTGTTGTGTCGGATATATACACCCAGCCGTCTTTACGCCCTTTGCCTACTGTGTAAATTGTGCGTCCATCCAAGTCGTTCAGGCGTAAGTTAGCAAACTCCCGTGCACGCATCCCCGTATCAAACAGTACACGAATCATCACCTCAGTAAGCAAATCATCGCAACCACTCAGCACCATTGCAATCTGCTCCGATGTATACCATTTTCGGCGGCATGGTGCAGGCTTTGGCTTTACTACCATCCGGGTTTTGATTTTCATCGGATAATTCATGTCTCGCAGCCAAGCTATCCACGACATCACCGTAGCAACATTCGTGCGTATCGTTGTAGAATTACACCTCGAACCGAGCTGTCCCAATGCCTTTTTCTCAATCCATCGATCAAGCTTTTTATTAGTTAATTGCGACATATCCTCAATGTTTGTCTGGGCAATAAATCTACTTAAGACACTACGTTTTGTTGCCATAGTTGAAGGGGTTAGTTGCTTCACATTCATACACCACTTCAAGTAAACTCGCAACTGATTCTCTGCTGGCGTTCGCTTTATCTTCATCGTAAAACTCCTAAATCTCCCACCTCGTGTCTATATAGATCGTTATAATCATTGGAATATTTATTCCAAGTCTATATAGACCGTTTCTGGTTAATTATTATGAAAAATCACCCATTATACCCTCCAAATTTCAAGCCAAGCTAGCTTTTTAGACAAATAATTTTGCCTAATTTGTGTCGGCTGGTGTTATTTGCTTTACAAATATCACTATCGGTTATCTAATATCTAGCAGTAGACACGCAAAAATCACGCCGTAGATTTCTCCGGGCGCTACCCTCCAAATTTCAAGCCAAGCTAGCTTTTTAGACAAATACCCATATCGCCATACATCTGCGATATCTTCGCTCTACCGCTATAATTCATATCTCGTCTGGCTCTTTCCTCCATTTTCCGTTGTTTCTTCTCTTGCCGCTGCCGCGCCAGTTCATTGATCGCTCTGGCAATTCGACCGCGCATCCACAATAGCGACTTCTCCAGATTTTTTAGCGACCAAATTGACGCGAGGTACCTCTCAGGGTCGCGTTTAGTTTTTGCCACTTCAACTGATTCGTCGAACTCTTGTTTATATTTCTTTTGCCGATTACGAAACATTGGCAAATATGCGTCGTCTTTGATTAGTTCTGACGCTTTGCCAAGGTGTTTACGCATCGTAGTAATTCGTTTATTGTCTACAACGAACATATTACCCTCACTTATTTTTGATATAAGTTTGAGGTCAAAAAGAGAAAACCCCAGCAAAAAACATTACTGTTTTACTGAGGTCTCCCTTGCTCGATTGTTGTTCTCTATTAATATAGCAAATTATGATAGCGAAATCAAGAAAGATGATTACCGCAACGAATACACTCATGATCATATCCGCCACCCTGATACTGTCCGCAATATTGACAATTATGGCAGTGCTTGCAAATAATCGTCGGCGTTTCACTTGTGATGCCGCACCACACACATTGATACGTCGCACACACCTTTGGGCTGTGCTCGATCTGTCTGTCAGTCATGATCACTTCGCCCATCTCCGCCATGGCGTTCTTTTTCAATCGCTTCTGGCTCGGGCGTGGCGGCTCTACCGTATTCCTTGCGTAGTATAAACCATGTCCACTTTCCATAATCTTACCTTTCCATACAACATTCCATTGCTACTTGAATTACCGCAGCCAAACTCCAATCTAAGTGTTTTTGTGCCGTTAACTTCTGTTGGCTTGCCCTTTACTAGTCCAAATAGTTCCAGTTCATTTGAGAAATCATATTTTACACTAGCGGCATCACCCTCCAATCCAGTATTAAATATCTTACGTCCGCCGCTACCGCCTATCCAGCCAATTTTACGCAGCTCTGGCGGCGTAGTGTTCTCTATCATTTGTCCCAGCTGTTCAATTTTGTCAAAACCAATTGCCAGATAAACAAACAGGTTTTTTATCTCTATCAAATCCTTTGGTAAAAACACCACCAGCGTATGTGCTTCCAGCCATCTGCACTGCGCATCCGCCAGCGACACGGTCTTGCACTGGTAAGGATATTCCTGATTTCTGCTACCAATCATAGACGCGCCTCGTAATCATACACTTTAGTTCGCATAGCTTCATATTCAGGGCTATTGTTTAGCAGTTTATCTCCTAATGGCGCCTTACCAGTGCTAATCATATCGATAATTACATAGATTTTGCCGTTGTATCCAACATCTGTTGGTTGCGGTAGCATAGTCTCGTCAGCTACCAGCATCTTGCCAATGCCGGATCCAGCTACTACATCGGTATTACTTTTAACCGCCGAATAATCCACCACGTCGCCAACGGGCGCTTTCGTTGATAATAATATTCGGTAGGCTTGAGCAGTATTTGTGGTGATTCCGGCATTTGGATCGATGTAGTGGTCAAATAGTTCAAAGTTATCATTGACGATCTCCAGTTTGGTGTTTAATACTGCCAACTTGTGAGCTTCTACCGCCCACCATAAATATCTAAAAGGTGCGCCGCCTTTATTGCCGGCGCTACCGCCCATACCAGGCGTGCCAGTTATATAAATATAATCATTGCCTTTTATTTGCCCAGTTCGATAACCCTTCTCTTGCCTATCGCCAATCATACCAATATCTCCGTTCCCAGTAGCAAATTTAATCGCTCCAACTTAAAGCTATGCGGCGGTGTGTCAAACGCTAACACCAACGCCATTAGCTCGCTCTCGCGCGTTCTCTCAGGAATGACTGGCTTCATATTAAGTCCAGCAATTCGAATCCTGCCGTTCTCTGCTTTTATTGAATCGCTCTTACCATACAGTCTACGCCACATCTCGTCAATCTGATCACTTAATAATGCTACTGGCGTTAAACCATCAACTGGCGCAAAAACCGCACGTACACCATTGTTACCAGCCACTACGCACCACAAATCCAAATAAGCCTCAACTATCTGCGCATAGTGAGGCATAAGCATGCGGATATACAGCACTGTCGACGATTGATTGCCTAGTGATATATACTTGGCAACGTCGCCAGCTCGAGACCCTTCCGCCTTATCTTCTGCTCCGACAGACAGGTCGCGCTCAGTTGCATCGTAATAGCAGTGTCCGACGATTGAACCGCGAACTGGCACGACCTGTCTCAGCATCTTATTCCTCCGTCTTAAACAACTGTATAGCGGTAACCAGCAACACGTTAATAATCGGGCCATAAATGCCGAACGCATCAGGGTTACCCTGCACGAACGCCGCTAGCGCGCCCAGCGCGTTTGAAACTCCCACATACAGCGCAACTTTTAATATTTTGAGTAATTGTTCTTTAGTCAATTTCATATCATTGTCCTCCTTATTATTTATTAAAATTTTTGAATAAATTGGTTAAAAATTCGATGATCTTATTGACGAGCACCTCCAGCGCCGAAACTCGCTTTTCTAGGCTATCGATTGGCTTATCGCTTAGATACAGCTTATCGATTGCTAGCGTACCGCCCTCTAACACCATCAAGTCATCATCAACCAGTCTCGTAACATGAGTGACGCGAACCTTTGTTCCCATTGGTAATTTCTTTGCTAATTTTCCAGTAGTTAGGTCAGTAACCTCACACTCTGAACGCGTCCAGAAGTCTTGGTCGGCAATATCCTTCAGATTCTTTTGCCATGCCGGCTTATCTTTATTTGGATCAGCTGGCGCAACTAGCTCTGTCGCCGCGATGCCGAACGGCTTGCTATTCTTAACGGCGTACTGCGATAGGTAGTATTTCTTGCCCTGCACTATCGTCTCCTTGGCGATATCGATAACCGTCCCTCTAGGAATCACGTTACCAAACGCTTCCATGGTTACCATATTGACGGCACGTAGTCCTGCGACTGGTGCGACGACCAGTTTTATATCTTCAATATCGTTCAGGTTACGCACCCACTCGCTTTGTTTCAATTCTTCCGCTTGGCGAGCCAGCTCTGCACGTCGTTGGTGCGCCTCCTGAGAGTTATTTACATCAGCACGAATTTGGTCGATTGACCATCCCTTAGCAGCTTGCCCCAAGTAGTGTTGTAAACCCTCTGGGTCAACTTCACGCCCTAAAATTGAGCGGAACACTTCGCGAATCTGCGTCTCGTTGACTGTCGGACGCGAACCGCCGCCAGCGTGATAGCGATCAGCGATTGCACGGATACGGTTCTTGTCGATTGGTGAGCAACTAGTGTTGAACCATTCTTTATGCACGTAAATATTTAGGCGGCGGCCGTAAGCTTTCTCCATATCGTAGTGGAACTCGCCCATCGTCTCATAATCACCATCGCTAAGGCGTGTATTACATTCATAACCGACCGTTGTAGCGTTACCTCTAGCATTACCAGCGTGCCAAGCGGCGTTTACAGCATCTATAATCCATGCCACTCTGCCCGCCTCGCCGACAGTGTGCGCTGAGGTATTACCATTAGCGCGGCATAGATAATTCACTATCGACATAAAGTCTGAATTACTGCCCCACCAATGGTACGTTACGCCCTCTACGGCTCGTGCCATGCCATACACCGCTGATACTTGGCTTTCAGGCGTATAGTTCGGCGAGTTAAATTGTGTTAGTTCTTGATATGACATTTTCTACTCCTCCTTTAACACTTTCTTAATGAACCGATAAACAAACTTGAAAGTTGCCGCAAGCAGTAAACCAACTACTGCACCGCTAAATGCACCTACAAATATCGCCATAAAGAATAATTGCTCTAACATACTCATTTTGCTATCCTATCGATAATTACCATTTTCAGTATTGCTCCAGCCACGGCGGCGATGATAAACCAAACTATCCTTGCCTGGTTATCTTCCAGCTTATCCAACCTATCTTCATGATTTCCTACGTCTTTTTCCAGCTTCACTAGCCGCTCTACTACCACCGTCAGATCCAGTCTGTCAATCTTTGCGCTGATTGACTCTATCTGATTCCTGATGTTTTGTATATCGGCGTCCATCTTTCCTAATTTTTGCCATAGCTCCGCTTCGTTAGTATTATTTGCTGCTGCCATGCTTTGTCAGTCTCCTTTCTCTCACCCCAGGCCGCAACCAAATAAAAATATGCGTCCTGAAACGCATATACTTACCTACATTATACCACGATTTTACCGTAAACATAATGCATTTTTCATGGTTCTATACAACCACAACATATTGGCTGGAAAGATTTTATTCAATCGAAACAAGACAATGCCACTCTGCCAGTTGTACCTGCTATCATCCAGTATGGTCGAGCAAGAGTAAGAGTGCCGACTGATACCGTAGAAGCTACGACATCAGTCACGTTTCCAAAGGAATTTGAGAACGGAATGATACCAACTATCATTTGCACGTACAACGGCTACGGCAACGCTAGCGACCCGTGGTCAGATACACCAAATCCGTCTTGGGCTGGGGCAACATTTGGAGCTGTTGGCGTTACTAATTCAGGGTTTACGGCACGTTGCCGGCGTTTTGACGGCGCTATGCTTAGAGGCGTGTATTACTTTAGTTGGGTTGCGATTGGTGCAGCTTAATTATTTAACATACTCCATAGTAACACTCACTTCCGAACTGCCCCAAGCATAACTGCCAGAAATAGTAATATTCGTTTTATCAATGGAGGTAATACCAGCTTGGTGCGTCCCCTCAATATATGGCAGTGCCTGTTTTGTGGGATTGTTTGACAATACGCCGGACAATCTCATATTGCCAGACCACGAAATCAGCTCCCAGGCGTTAGTCAAGCCGGTAATGCCATGAGGCAGGATTGAGGTGTTGTTCCCACCAATCACATTGACCACACCACGCACAACCTTACGATAAATCGGTCGACCATCGATCCATTTTCTGCCAGTATCCATCTCAGTAGATTTATAGGCTTTAAGTCTATCTGCTAATTTATCTGGTTGTATAGAACCATCGCCTATCCCCGTTCCATCATGAAAACTAGCGTCATTTGCTGCCAAAAGATTCATTTTTGCCGCTGTTAAAATTTCGCCCGGCACAAAATTTAAGTTAACATACGCCATACTATCTCACCCTTTCTATTTGAAATGTCTCAAATCGCTCAATAATCATACCTTTATCGCTATACTTCAGCTCGTAATCTGCCTGCTCTTTATGGACACTTTGCTTTAGTGCCACTTCACTCTCTAGCTGCGCTCGCTCGAACGGGCTCATAGCAAATGAGTTCACCAGCTCTACTGGACTAGCCTCGCCTGGTTGCACTGGATTTATTGTTCCTCTCTCAAATTTAGATAACCGCGTGTCGTTGCCGGTTAATGCTTCATAACCAATCATCGGAAATCCTTCAGGCGTTTTATCTAGCCTCTCACGGGTCGTCAGAAATAGCCCCTGATAATCATAAATATCACGGTTGCCCCCACGCCTAGGTGCGGTAATTGCTGAAAAGCCTTGAATTGTCTTTGCCGGAAAACACTCAACTGCGACTACCAGATTAGTTTTCAGACATCTCACAAAGTACACCTGGCTGTAATGTTGAGCATAAAAATCTGCCATTTTCTCCAGTTCGGCTTGATCTTGCGTTTGCTTGGCTGTCTCGCTATCCATTATTTCCTCCAATAAAAATACGACCGCCGCTCTGGCTGGTCGTATATACTGCTTACATTATACCATACTTAGTTTGCTAGCACATCTCCGCCATCCAGCGTTGATTTGTCCAACTCAAACGCACTAATTTTCGGACGTTCCTCCACCTCCAGGCTCTGTCGAAAATTAGCATTCACGCCGCCTGCCAGCTCGTAACTTGTAATAAAGCAGCTGAAACTATCAGCCAGCTCATCAATCTGCAAGTCCACCGTATCGCCAATCTGTAAATACGGCACAAAAAAGTTATCCAACTTGAACTGTCTGTTTGGTTTTGAGTACAACGTTACGATGTTATTAGCGATCGCCCTCGCACCGCCAACATCCTGCACCAGGTTATTTTCAATCTTCAATACCTCTGCACCAAAACCGGTTGACGTGTCAGGATTGACTCCGTACTGTTCAATGCTTGGCTCACTCACGGCATTTTCGGTAATTACTTGCGTTACCTTTGCCGGTACGCCCCATAACTGGATACGATTAACATATCCGTCCACACTTGAGTTGTTACGGAAGGTCATTTTGTAAGTGCTGCCAAAGTTGTACACCGACACCAGCTGTACATTGATTGCGCCGCCTCCACCGTCAGAATTTTTCGTGCCAGAATACATCGACGTACCAGAGTTACTGCTTGCGTGAACTGGTCTATCTACACTTACAGCATAAAAGTCCCCAACACTATCCTGAAACTCAGCGAAAATGTCGATAGTCTTACCAGCTCTTATTTTCGTCTGTTCACTACCCTGTTCCAGCTCCCACAACTTCTGAAATGCCTGTACTTTGAACGGCTTTGCTACCACCTGCGCCGAGTTTATCACTGGCGTTGACTTAATCTGCAAGTTAGTCAAATTAGAATAACTGAATGTATGAGCTGTCGGCTGCGTCTTTGCCAGGTGTGTCCTATTCCAAAAGCGAATTATGCCCTGCTCGTCAACAAACACCAGCGCTGCTTCCGCCTCTGCTAGCTCTTTCAATAAATCAGTCACGCTCTTGTCTTTTGGCGATAAATAGCCAATCGCCACCTGTTGCGACCGGTCGATCTCAAACTGGTTGACACTGAACCCCTGCTCAATCAGTAAATCTCGCACAATTTCGTGCGCAAACTTACCTACGAATGCTGGTAGATTAGAATATTTTGTATCCAGATAGGTAATTGCGTCAAACGCCGTCAGCTCCACTGTCTGTTCCACGATATTAACCGTCGGTGTGCCTACAAAACCAACAAAATTCGTAATCATTTCGCCATCATATCCAGTTAATATCTTTATCGGTCGCCCCGCCTTGATGAACTTTCCAATCACGGGATCTTTTTCTGGCAGGAACCGCCCCGTCGTGTTATTCAGTGTGATTGTCGCCTGAGCTGTAACTACACCCCATGAGTAACTGCTCACCTTCTTACTTATTTTGAAGTTCTTAACGTAGCGGCTTTCATCTGTGTACACATATTTGTCGAAAAACGTTACCACGTCGCCCGACCCTTTCAGAAAATCTCCGCCGTCCAGTGCTGAAGAATCGAGATTAAAAAACCGCGTGGTCGGATTTATTTGCTTACTCCACCCCAGCATAACCGCAAAATCAGTCTGCTTGCGTGGTGCGTCAACCTTGTTGATGAAATTAGCCGAAACCGCCTGCATTTACACCTCCCGAATTGTTACGGTTAGGCTTGTCATCAAGCTGCCGCCGCGAATATACTCGTCGGTGTCACAATCTGTCATAATCCCGTCAAACTGAAGCACGCCATACTTTGACTGGTCGTTATAAAACTTCACCGTGCCAGCGTCATTAAAGATACTCTCAAAGAATCGAAACTGTGCTGGAGTTACTGCTGTAAATGTCATTTTGGCACGCTTTTTGGACGGAAAGCTATGCCTTTCAATACTGCCATTAATTGAAAGGTTGTCAGTCTTTACCACCACCGGCGAATCATCGTAGCCGCTTGGATAAATTGGTATTTCTTGACCATTTAATCGTATCATCGGAGTGCTCCTAATTGATCAAGTCGCAGTCCTTGTGCTTTTAGTGCTCGATTGATTTGCTTTGCGATATTCACTGCATCCTCCTCGCTAAATTTATCGTCTCTAGTGGTCACATTCACGGTGATATTGACATCTCGCGAGCCAACACCGTCGCTGCGCTTGTTAATTTGCGTCACCAGGCTTGCCATCTTACTTTCTGGAACGACCCATTCGTTCTGTCCGCCATCACCAGCATAAATAATCGAACCGCCGCCCTGCGGAGTAACGATACCACCGGTCGCCATTCGCGGAATATGTAAGCTTTGAATATTGCCAATATGTACGCCTGGAATCTTGTTGATAAGTCCAATTGCACCGTTAATCATGCCAATGAACCCGTTTGCCATCCTCTCGACCATGCTTAGTGCACCATTAACTGCACCCCTGACCGCACCGCCAATAGCGTTGCCAACGAAGCTACCCAGTCTTCCGAACATTCCAGTGATAGTGTTCCACACGCCGCCGAAGAATCCTGCTAGCCCGCTAAATATGCCAGTTATAGCGTTCCATGCTCCACGGAAAATACCACCAAACCAGCCTGCCACGCCAGCGAATACACCGACGATGCCGTTCCACACGCCACCAAACCAGCCAGCTGCCGCATTCCATACACTCACGATAATATTCCATGCTCCGGCAAATATTCCGCCAAACCAGCCCACGACAGCCGAGAATATTATTACAATGCCATTCCAAACATTGGCAAAGAATCCTACCACAGCATTCCATACCGCTACGATAGCGTTCCATGCACCCTGGAATAGTCCGGAGAAGAATCCGACCACCGCATTAAACGCAGCAACAATCCCATTCCACGCTCCCTGCGCAGCAGCCACCACGCCATTCCAAAAGTCCGTCAGCCATTTCTTGACTGTGTCCCAGTTAGCGATAATTAGCGCCACTACACCAGCAACAACAGCCACAATAGCACCAATCGGACCCATCGCCATTAGCCAGGAGGCAGCAATCCTAGCGCCGGCCACTAACGCTTGTACGCCCATCATCACAAACGTCGCTACTGCTTTTGCACCCATCACTACCGCACCGGCCGTCCACTTACCAAAAGCTATAGCCCCTTGCACGCCCATAATCCCAGCGTGAATTACAGCCTTGCCGCTCATCAGTACAAAGTTTTTTATGGCTCCAGCGCTAGCGATAGCTGCATTCTTGATCCATGAACCAAAAGCTATAGCTCCCTGAACTGCCATCTTACTAGCGTTGACTGTCGCTGAAACAACAGTCTTTGCCAAGCTCTTGGCTATTTCAGCCGCCATTCCTGCACCCTTAACTGCTGCATTTTTTGCCATCACGGCAAACGATTTCGCCGCTTCAATGCCAATTTGTATTAATTTTGGCAATACAATCGTTCCGATGACAATACCCAGGTTGATCAGCAGTGTTTTATTGTCGTTAATCCATTTCGTGATGGCGTTGAATACATCTCCAGCAATCTTTTTCGCTTCTTCAAACTTCGCAATAAACCAGTCTGCCACAGCCTGCCCAAAATCGCTCACTGCTTTCTTGGCATCATCGAAAAACTTACCTACACTCTCGGCGATATTCTTAACAGTGTTGCCAGCGCTTTCTAAAAAGCCCTTGATACTATTTATGGAATCGTTCCAGGTGTTTTTAATCCATTCAGCAGCCTTGCCGAAAATGTTGAATTTCATCTGAAGGAATACGAGAGCCGAAACTACGGCTGCGATAGCAACCGCCCATAACATCATTGGATTGCCAGTTAGCGCAACGCTCAGTATCTTAAAAGCACCGGCCGTACCCTCTATTCCTTTTTTATATTCATTGACCTGCTTAATCGCACCAGTTATGCCCGACCCAACCTTCATAATCGCCCAAGCACTTGCCAAAGATGTTAGTGCCGGAACTAGATTGTTTATGATCGTATCCGCAACCTTCTGCACTGTGTCCTTATTCTCTTCCAGCCAATTTGTCGCATCCTCTACAGCTTTGCTGATTTTGTCGAACACGCCACCAACTTTGACTTGCCCAGTCGCTGCATCCACGCCGACAATTTTCATACCCACATTGGTAATTGTTTCCAGCAGATTGCTCATGCGGACGTTGAACGTGCGAGACTGTTTGATAGCACCCTGAAAAGCCATGCCGCCCTCAGCACTCGCCATCTGGAGTGCCTTACGTAGCACGTCAGCCGTAACCTTACCCTTCGACAAGTCATCGCCAAAGGTTTTAATGGAGTGTCCCGCACCCATCGCTGCGATGATATATTTTTTGAATCCACCAGCACCTTGGTTGATGATCTGATACCAGTCTTGCGTCATCATTTTGCCAGTACCGATTGCCTGCGTAATTGGCAGCGCCAGCCCTTGCAAATCCGCGCCAGTCGCCCCAGCTAAGTCGCCCAGATTCCTCATCCAGCCCATCAAATCTTGTACTGCCACGCCGTTTGCTAGGAACATTTTGGCAGTCGCCTGGATGGATTTATTGTCAAAGGCTGTTTCTTTGCTGTATTGATACAGTGTTTTCATGACGACATTCGTCGCCTCTACTGTTCCAGTTAGCGATTCAAAAGACGATCGCAGTGACTGCAATTCAGATGCGCTTTTTACGAACGACATCAACCCAAAACTACCACCCACCGCCACCGCAGCGACGCGCTTCAGCGTCGATTCAATGAATCCGCCCGCTTGACTAAAGGCGTCCTTCAAATTAGCAGCGTTGCCGACTAGTTTCTTACCTACATTGCTGCTAAAACTTTTAACGCTCGCCTGAGCAGTCTTCAAGGCAGCCTGCAAGGCTGATACGTTTGCTCGAATTGTCAGAGTGAGTGTGCTGTTATTCATCTTCCGCCTTCTTTTTTCTAGCGGACGAAAAACAACAAAAAAATGCGGCTCAAAGTCCGCATATATTACCCATATTATACCACATCGTGATATAATCCCTCCATAAGGAAAGGAAAATAAACTAGCATGTTTAATCTCTTCAAGAAAAAAGAAAAACTGCCGCTACGTGCCAGCGGCGAATATAACGGTACATACAACCCTATCAAAGACAGCGTTTTGTCAGCTGAATTATTATTTGATCACGATAGTGTTACCTTTTTGTTTGATAAGGGCGTTAAAAAAGATGTCATACGGCGCTTTGATTGGTCAGAGGTAGAAGGCTTTGATTTTAATTCAAAAAAGGAAGACAAAACTGTCGTTTTCCGTACAATATTGTACTTGAAGGACGGGCAAATCACTTTAGTTAAACCAATTGAAGAAAGCAACGTTCAGTACGGTATTATCACTACGTTAGAACCTCATTATAAGAAAATACGCCAGTTTGTCGCTGGCAAATTAAATTCGGAGTCCTCCAAGTGAATCTGTCTATCCGTCGCAAAAAATCTGCTGAATCCAACAAAATCGACAAGACCAAACTATCTGTCAAAAACTTCAAACAAATCTACCAAGAAAATAAGAATAGACCGCTTACCAAAAACGAAAAGCGAGGATGGGCTATTTTGGGCGGTATCATCATAGCTATTCTCGTCATTGCTCATGTTAGCAATGTGATGGAGCAGTCTCGTCTCGAAAAGGACAATGTTCCAATCGTTATCTCTGATGTAGAGGACAATATCAAGCTCGATTACCACACCGACAAGCGTGAGATATCCGCCAAAATATCGGGTGTTAGCTCATTTGCCGAGGTAAAAGTCTCAGGCGACAAAACCGATATCCACGACCGCAAAGACGCAGCTGGTAATATCAAATACGAAGTTAAAAATATTAAAGAGGGAGATAGCGATATCTCTATATCTGTTGTCGACGGCAAACGTCACAGCGATAAAACGATTAAGCTTCACCGCCAAACAAAAGCCGACTACGACAAACAAGAGCTCGAAAAAGCTCTCAAGTATACCGAGGAGCTAGTAAAAAAGGCTGAGGAACAACCCACCAACGAAAACATCTCTCGTGCCAAATCAGACATCAATAGACTACCAGAAGACAAGCGCGCTCCATTCTCTGAACGTATCGCCAAACTAGAAAAAGCCAAGCAGGAAGAAAAAGAACGTGCTGACAAAGCCAAGAAAGAGTCCGAGGAAAAGAAAAAGCAAGAGGAAGCCGCCGCTGCTAGCGCTCGCCAACAACAGCAGTCGCACTCACAACCAGTAGCTACACCTCGCCAGACTGCGCCCTCACCACAACCTGCTCCATCGGGCCCGAACTTTAGCAGCTGCAAAGAGGCACGCGCCGCTGGCTATAGTCATATGCGTCGAGGTGAACCTGGGTACGCATCACACCTTGATAGAGACGGTGACGGCATCGCCTGTGACAAGCACAGATAAAAGCAGAGGCAGCTTACTGCTGCCTCGCCTTATCGATTTGCTCCTTTTCGACTACCGCCTCAACTTGGCGTCTTGCTAGGATAGCTGCGGTAAAATCCTCTGGCTGATCCATATATTCATCATACGTCCAGCCATACTCCTTGCAGATAAGTGCAATTTGGATTATCTGCGGCACTTCGCCAGAACCATTGCGTAGAGCGCGGTCATACTTAATCGACCACGCTTCTATTCTTTTGGGAGCTCCCTCTCTTTACCGAACACTTCCATAACCTTGTTACTGATAGTCTCATAGTCATCGCCAAATTCGCTGTCCATCAGTGCTTCAAATGGCTGTTCACGGTTGCCGCAGTATTCCAGCAATAACTTCTCAATCAGCTTATCGCTCGCTCCCATAACTCTACTCAAGTCGACATCTACCTCGCCATTGCTGGCTTCCATTTCCTTAGTAGACATAGTTTGACCCTCGAGCATCAGCCGTCGGTACATACTTCTGTCGCGATTGCGGATAAATCCGCGGATAACGGCGTTACGCCCGTCTTTTAGTTCGATAAACAGTTCTCGATTACTCATTTATTTGCTCCTAGTACTCGTATTTATTAACCAATTCAGCTTCGATAGTCTTGCCGTCTGTAATATTCAGCAAGCCCTCAAAGTTGATCGTCTCAGTTGAAATATCGCTCAGTCCGTAGCTCGGCTCACGGCTAGAAATTGCCACCTTGCTTATAGTAAACAGCAGACTGGTTGGCGTGGTGTTACCGGCTTTGTGGTTTTTGTCGATAAAGCCAAACTGCATTGCCTGAGTTGTACCGTTTAGCATCATGCCTTTGTAGGTGTCGTCGGTGTACAGTTTCTCGATTGAGCCGCTAACCTCAAAGTCTTTGTTAAAGATTTCCTGAATATCATCCTTAGAGCTCGACGTTTGAACCGCCTCCAAGTTTTTCTTAATTTCCAAGCTGAAACTCTTAACGTCTTGTAGCTCTGGTGCTGCTGCTAGACCAGCTGCATCGGCTGCCATTTTCAACAGCACATCTTTCGGAATAAACTCAGTTTCCGTCGCATCATAGGCAATAGTGACAGACGACGGCGTTACGTCCTTGGACTTTTTCGACATCAAGCTTACTTCAATCTTCGGATAGTCGTCAGGTGTCCATGAAATCTTAAAGCTCTCAATCATGGCGTACGGAAACTGCCCGCAGAATACCGCCTCTTTAATGGTAACGGTAGAGCTGATGTGTGTATTCTCATTATTAAGCGAGAATAAGTGCTTCTTAGCTCCCGTATCGCCAGCAACAGGCGTTGTTGTGGCCTTTTGCCCAAACACCATTGCCAGCCAGTAGTACAACCCTTTTGCCCATGTTTTACCGCCAATTGAGCCTTCGCCTTTAACGCTCATCACATCAACAGCGTTGTTTTTGGTGATGTTATTGTACGCCGATTCGTTAGTTTTCGTCTCTGGCGTGTCCTTAAAGCTAAAATCCAGCTGTGGATAAAAATACGCCGGCATTTTAGCAGTGCCTCTGGTGTCTTCCAGCGCCAACCCCACGGCGGTCTTTCGACCTGTTACAATCTTTTTCTCTGCCATTATTCCTCTCCCTCCTTATTTTCGGCTTTGGCTTTTTTAACTGCTTCTTCAAAGCTTTCTGCTTCGACAGACACGCCGAACTCTGGCAGATAAAATGACTGCTTCGGTGCGGGTGCTGCTGGCTGATTATCTTTCTTCACGGTTAATCCCTTTCTTACGCGAAATCAGTCAATGGGCAAAAGAAAATGCGACCAAGGCTGATCGCATATACTACCTGTATTATACCATGGCGCTTACATTTATCCAACCATGTCGCGAGTGCGCACCGTGAATCGTATTAAAGCTTCGTTAGTAAATACGCTGCCGCCCCGCTCGCTGACTACATACTCTATTTCCGTTTGGCTGCCCAGGTCGATTATTAGCTCGTCAGATTGCTCATCTTGGAATTGCCTCAGCACAGATAAAATCGTCTCAGGTAGTAATTTATTCTTACTATCTCGCCCGCAAATCATTTTCACCAGCGCCATATGGCTGCCACTACGTTTTGCCGTGCTATTAAAATCCCTAGTTAGGTCATATGCCACGTTGATTAACACTGTCGAGTGCGTTTCGATTGAATACGAGGCATCATCAATGACACTCTGCCGCTCGTAACTAATAAAGCACATCGGCAAGCTTGATTTATCCACCACCATTGGATCGCCCAGATAGTATTTATTCCTCAAGTCTTTCGGGCCATGCTCATTTAACAGGTTGCGCAACTTTGCTAAAATTGGGTCTTCGTATTGCATTATCTCTCTCCTTCAGCTTCTAAATAGATCTGTAATCGTTGGCGAATATACCGTGCCTGTGGTTCGGTCATGCCCCACATCTTGCGTGCTGGCATATTTTTTGTACCCATCTGATGATATTTGAAATACCGTGTCGGGTTTTTAATGACTGCTTTGTCGCTGTATATTTCCGCCTTAAAACCATCCTTCATCTTGCCTGTTTTATTCAGTAGCGGCCATGGATAGTTTCGCTTACGCTTCCGCCACTGTGCGCCAAAAACTGTACCACGCTTGCCACTAAAATTCTTGGAAATCTCATCCAGCATAAAATTAGCCGCCTCTTGCAATGGTATACGCAGACTACTAGCACGCTTCCATCGATTTAATAGTATCTGATTGAATTGCTTCAGTTCCTCGCCATCAACCGTGACAGAAATTGGTACTTTTTGCCCGTCCATCTACCAATCCTCGCTACTGATATGCGGTCTCTTTGAAAAAAGATCTCCATCATCCTGCACCGCAAATCCTTGAGCACTTCTTGAACAGGCTTCGCCGCAAACCGTGGCAATTAGCGTGTTCAGTTTTTCGCTTGCCAGCTCCAATTTCTTATAGCCATCCTTGCTGGTATTTTCAATGTCTTCATTAAATCCATAATCCCGCACCAATAGCATACCGGCAGCCATTAGCCGCTGAATGTAGCGTAATGTTGGATTATACTCCTCAGCCCAGGCAGCCTCACATGGAATCTTTGATATGATTTCGCTCAGTGCTTCAGTTCGCACTTTCTCGACATATTCAGGCTCTACACTAGAACTAGCAAAACGCACCGACACTTCCTGCCCAGAAACAACCGGCTTTTCCAGTGTAATCAATGCATTGGTGGTGTCTACTTCGGTTGCTTTGACTAGCTTATTGTCCACCAGCACTCGCACATCTTTTACGTCAATTGTATCGTCGCCGTTGACGTCAGCCAAGATATAGTCTCCTAGCGAAATCACCGAACTGTTAACGTCGTTAAACTCCAATAGCTGGCGGTGATACAATCCCGCTTCCTGTAATATATCTTTGATAGGTTGATTTATTTCGTGCTTCATAATTTCTCCTAATCCTCAGACGAAGGCGGGCGAATCATCCCCCGCCTCAAGTCTGTCGACTAAGCGCCTTTCATGCCGATAATGAATTGCATTGCCTGGTAAGCTGCGTCGTAACGACCACGCAAGCCCCAGCTAAACACATCAGTTTCGAATGCCCTGTCGCTGTTTATGTCGGTCTTCGCAACAGGTGCACCAACCTTCACGCGCTCAGCAATTGTCAATGGGCACATACCCTCTTTAGCCGCCACCAAGAATGTTGCTTTGCCAGCAATACGTGGGTCAACGATAAGCTCAACACGTTTGTAATTGGTGTTGCTCTGTCCATTGTCCAACTTCTCGCGGAGCAAGATTTTCTCAGCTTCCTCGCGGTTTTCCTGACCAACAATCAAGTGGGTTGGAATTGGGTTGATAAAGTCGCCATCAGCATCTTTCATGCCTACTAATGCGTCAAAAGCCTTACTGAACGTTGAGGCACTAAATGCTCCAGGAACCAAGTTGCCACGATCTGCGTGGAAGAACGGCTTGCCGTCGCTCAAATTGGCAGTAAAGCCAACAGGAAGTGCAGCTACAGCCAACGCGCCGTAATGACGACCGCTCTTAGTAGTCATAACACGAGTTTGGTTTGGAATCTGACCGAGATCATCATCTTCAATCTTTTCGCGCTCAACATCCAGAGTTGATTCCCACTTGCGTGGTGCAATCGTGTGAACGGTGTTGTCAGCCACGCCGTGTTTGCGTTCTGACTTGAACTCACGCATACCAGGCACGCTGTTGAGTGTCACGATGTTGTTGACCGCACCTGTCACTGGTGTGATATCGTACAAAATGCCCTGCAGAGGGTCTTTATACTCTTTTTTAGTAGTCTTGTATACCGTTTTGATAGCAATATCAAGCTTTTGTAACGTTGCTATTAAGTCCATCTTGTCTTCCTCTCTTAGTTCAGGCGAACGCCTACAGTTTTATTGTCAATAACTTCAACAATCTGTCCGATTGCAGGAGCGGTAGCGCTAACAGTTGTCGTAACCTTGTCAGGTGTAGCAACTGCAACAGCTTTACCTAAGTCAGCAGCAGCTACTGCGTCGATTGCTAGCTGAAACACACCAGTTCGATAAACTCGCACCTCATTCTTGATTAGTCCGCCAGTACTCTCCATAGCGACACCTAAGAATGGCTTTACTCCAACTTCTGCTGCCTTAGCGTTACCGCTAGCGTCAACAGTAACTAGTTGTCCGCGATTGATCACATTGCTGCCGAATGGCGCTGAGATCAAATCGCCGTCTTGTCGTAGAAATGTCATTATTGATTCTCCTTCTCACGCTTTACTTCTTTGTAATCTTCTTCATTCAGTCCGAATCGCTCGATGTCTGCTTTATCGGAGTCGTCCAGCTGAACTTCATCACCATTTCCATTGCCGCCTTCACCGCCATCTTCGCTCAATAGCCGCATTGCCGGCATTGCCGCAAAGAGTTCCGATAATAGCACATCAACAGATTTGGTTTTCGTATCAGATAACTGCACCTTGGTATCTTTGGCGGCACAGAGCGCCAAATAGCTCTCCTTTTGAGCCGGGACAAGCTTACCCTCAGAAAGCAGCTTCTCATATTCAGCCTCAGCCTGCTTCTCTGATAGTTCTCGCTTTTGCTTTGCTAACTCAGCCTTTTCCCGAGCCAACTCAGCTTTCTCAGCTTCAAGCGCTTTCTGCTCGTCAGACAAATCTTTCTTGTCGGACAAATTGTCCTCTCCAGACTTATCCTCGTCTTTATCTTCTGGCTCTTTAGCGTCAGCGATTTGCTGCTTTACCGCTTCCTCCTGATCTTCAGGAACTTCAATGTCTGCACCAGCGGCGATGGTTGCGGTCTTTTCTTCACCGTCTTCCTGCCACTTCACCTCGACGTCAAAATCACGGTCGTTAGTTACTTTTACCTTATTCATCCCATTCTCCTCTCTCTTGTTATTAGATGAATCACTAAGCACAATGGCTGCCTGCGACATATCAGACAGCGCCGGCTCAAAGGCGTGCATGCCTTTGAGATATGGGTCGGTCACTAGCCCCACGTGTTGGAGCACCGCACCCTTGAGTGAGCCATCTTTCTTGTCCTTGTATTGCAAATCCATACCCATTGATACATTTGGAATCAGGTTTTTGTCGATTTTATCGGCAACTGCATCGTCGCGAATTTCTATCAAACCGTACAAGCCGTCTTCTCGTGCCTCCAACTCCAGCAACTCGCCGGTATTAAGACTTGCTAAGCTCGAGCTGTCATACGGGTGTCCTAACGGCACCGGCACGTAGTCCAAAACCCCGTCATTGAAGTTTTTTACCAGTTGATCAACCAGGTTTTTGTCAATAACCAACTTTGAATTATCCCAATCATTTGGATCTATCCATTCACCAAACGGACATAATTGCTTCCAGTACCGTCTGTACTCGCTTTTGCCCTCGTCGCTTAGTCGGATGTTATCTTTCGTCTTCGTTGAAACTGTAAACATATTATTCTCCCGATATACTCCAAGAGAAATTTGCCCCAAAAGAAAATGCGACAAACTCGCTTGTCGCATATACTGGTCGTATTATATCATACTTGTGGTTAAAGCAAAACTATTTGTTTTTATGCTGCTTTTTCAATTGTTCGTCTAGGTATTCAGAATCCATCTGCCAAATAGCATGCATCCGTTGAACTGCTCGGCTCGGTTTGTAATTTGGATCGGCGAGACGCTTCTCAACTTCCTCGGCCGTCTTATTCAAACTAGCCATCATTTCATCAGTCAGCAAGTCCTCTGATTCATCAGCGAGGTATTTAGTGTCCTTCGTCATTTCCATATCAGCCATGATAATCTCATTATCTAACTTCTTAAGCCTTTTTACAACGAACTTCTTGCCCCTAGACAGCAGATATTCGTCCTCATCTGTTATTGAGGTAACACCATTATCTGCTAGCACTTTCTCCATATCCAAATATGGCATATCCTTTGGAGCCTTAAAGATAAATACATATTTGTTCCCGTCAGCTTGCTGTGCAAACTCTATTGACACATCCTGACTGGTGGATGTAGAAAGAAAATTAGGATTATCGACAATATCATTAACCGACAACTTTGACTCTAGCCCAATACCACGATACAGCACCACGTCCTTCTCTAGCTTCGTCTTCTTAATCGCCTTATCCAGTTGCTTAATATCAGCCTCAGCATACTCATTCATTGGTCGGCGACCCAATAGCGTCTGATTGATATTTATAAACCCATTGCCCTTGTATGTCTCGACACTCAGCAACTCTGCCTTGGTATACTGTGCCATGTATGGATTCTCTTCAATCAGCTGCGGCTTCGGCGTTCTCTGAATCTTCTCAATGTTGTGCATCTGCATGTTGTTCGGCGGGTTTATCTCATCCTCTGGATTATCGCCGAGAAGTCTCGTAAATGTCGAGCGGCAGTTAAAATGTCGCGGCGGAATATACTCAGGATATGCCTGCCACTCCTTCCACGTCATCACCTTGCCGTCCAGTGCGCTACAGCCAGGCGACGTCCGCGCATCCAGAATTGCCGAAAACTCCAACACATCGTCATCATCCCATACCGAATTACGCCCGGAATTGACCGCTTGTGCAATTGCGTACGACGCCGTATCCATCAACTTCGTTGCAAACCACGCCAGAATCAGCTTCAGAATCTCAGCGCTGTAATCAATCGGCTCATCATCCAGCACTACTCTATTCATTACCAGGCTTTTAGCGTAATTGGTCAGGTCATTCTGCTGCTTCTCGATAATCCAGTTTATGTATTCAATGGCTGCTTTAGTTAAATCATTGCCGTTCTTCGCAGCCGGCTTACCCATTTCATCGCTAGCACTGATTTTTCCAATCTGATACCCCTGCTTAAAGAATGATACCAACGTTCGGCGGTACTCCGCCGGAAACACCACCGCATCAATGTCGCTCACTAGCTTTGATTCTGCGACCTCCTGACTGACTTTCTCCGCCACAGTCTCATAAACCGGGCGGATTTGGTCTAAAAAACGTTTTTCTAGCTCCTGCCATCTGGCGTCAAGCTTTTTCAGGCTCTCGCTTGGCTCATGCTTGTGATCGTCGCTCATTGTTCGTTGACCAGTCGGCGTACCGCCAGCCTCTTTCTCCTTGCTGGCGTTGCTTTCAGTATTTTCAGACTGTTCAGTACGATGCTGCTTAATCTTCTCCACATCAAAGCCCAGCCGTGTCGCTGTTGCATCCTCAATCTCGCTCGCCATTGCGTCAGACATGCGATCTTTTTGAATCATTGTCGTAAATGCGTTAAATATCGCACCAACCACTTCATTATCCATCTTCTCGAATGCGAAAACTGGATAGTGTGGTTCGCTAAAGTTAATATCAATCAAATCAGCGATAATGTATTGGTTAATGTGAGCCGCCAGCTTATTCATGACGGATTCTAGGCTCATACGGAACATCTTTGCTTGCGTATCGCTCAGCGCAAAGCTACCAGTCGAACTTGTCCCCTGCGAACCCAGCAGCATAAAGTTAGCCAGGAATACTCTTGCCATCTCAGAGTTCTGGCGCTCAATCGATTGGTGCGGATCGCGTCCCTCAGAGTTCAGTACCTCAAGTTCGTAATTTGGCGGCAAAGTCGCCGTTGAATTGACCTTGCCTAAACGGCTTAATACGTTCAATACTTTCGACGTTACTTTGTCATCAGCATTTGCAAGTGTGCTGCCGGCATTTTTCAATACCTTTGGTTTGATAGCGTCATTTTGCAAAGCAATACTATCTAGGTATTCCAACTTCCATTTCTTGTCGTAGTTTCGCCAAAGTGCCGTAAATATTGAACGTCCATAATACTGATCGTATCGTTTGCCTGGTGTAAATAGGAACGTTTTGTAAGCTGGAATAACCACCGTCGAACCGTCTTCTTGTGTTTGCTTAATCCCTTGATAGCCGTTCTTCAAATCGCTTAGAATCTCTACGCTCCTCGAATCCCGCAGCGCCAGCTTCTTCAACTCGTAGCGGTTATTATTTAGTCGATACACTTTCTCCCACACCTGAAAGCCGTCAACCAGCGCCATCATCGATTGGTCGAGAAACAAATCAAACGGCGTTTCAATACCGCCTTTATAGCTCTCGCTCAGTAAGTTGTTTCGTACGAACTCTGCTTGTGTTTTCGCCTCAGTGCTCTCGTCGGCAGGCTTAATGTCGTACTCGCTTGCCAAAATCGGCATAGTCAGGATATTGAATAATGCCTCGACAGTACCATCACGCAGCATATCACGGTAATCAGTAATTTTCCTCGGGCGGTTTAGTTTCATCTTCTCGGCTTCGTAGTCTGTAAACACGCCAGTACCAGTACTACCAATCTCACGTAGTCGACTGCCTGCATTTTTATCGTTATTCTTACCGCTCAAGTTTACCAGCTTCATAATTTCTCCATATAAAATACGACGCCTTTCGCGCGTCGTATATACTTACCCTGATTATATCATACTTATACTTAATCCGACCATTCATCGTCATCTAGCTCGTCATAATAATCACCAGCGGTCTGGAAATCTTTACTCGACACCTGATTCACTCCCTCCACCAACAATAACCGCACCGCATAAACCACCATGTCCACCATATCATCATGTGTGCCCTTCGGAAATTCAATCAACTGCTCGCGTAACGCCTGTCCATTCTGAATGTCTTTCACGATATATATCCTGCCAGCCTCAAAGAATCGGCTCACCGCCAGTAGTCGCCGCACCTTGTCTTTGTCTGGCTTCAGTCCAATGACAGGTAGTCCCGCCAGCAAATCCCGGAACACCAGCCCCAGCGCGCCCTCCTCTATACCAATCACCTGCGGTTCGTATATCTCATCAAGCTCTCTAGCCGTATCAGCAGTAACACTCGGCGAGGTTCGTTGGTTGCGTATCGCACGTATGTAAACGTTGCCGTCTGCGTACAGGTCGGCAACACCCATAGCCGTCGGGTCGGCCGTCTGGCGTTCACTGGCAGCGGGGTCGATTGTTAGCACTCGTGCTATCCTTGAGTGTTCATCTGGTACTTGACTTGGCTCGCACTCCTTAATCCAATCAGGCTTGACTATCGCATCTTCTTCGCTGAACGGCTTGTGCTGGTACTCCTGAGCAAAAGCAATACTTCCAACGAACTCCTGATCGCTCGGATTATCTCGCATAGCCCTCAGCTTTTCCAGGCTGCGGTGCTCTGGCCACAAAGCCCGCTCTGTACCGTCCTCTTCCGTGGTGATTGCGTAAAACACCCGCGTTTGCCAGCTCTTAAAAACGTCTTGCTGTTTCATCACCTTATTGACGAGGCTGTCGAAGTGAAGAATCGTGCCGATGATGACAGCCCGCCCGCCTCTCGCCAACGCTGGTATCGCTGCCTTGGTAAACCAATGATACAACTTCTGGCGTTGCTCGGCGCTCTTGATGTTTTCGTCGTTCTCAATGTCGTCAAATATCATCAGTGTCGGCCGGGTGTGCCGGTGGCGAATACCGCGGATTTTCATGCCAGAACCTTTAGCCGCATATTTGATGCCATTACTTAACACGAACTCGCCATCCTGCCAATCGTCACCTCTCATATTACCGAACAGCCACTTGATTTTCGGGTTATGTTCAAACTCATCTTTCAGCGCATTGATGAACTCCGCCGCTTGTGTGTACGTGTCGCTGATTATCACCACGAATTCTTCCTGCTCAAAGCAGCCAGCCCACAAAGGATATGTCATATCCACCGTGGTGGACTTTGCATGTCCACGCGGTGCGATAACACCAACTCGTCGGTTATCCTTATTGCTGATCAAGTCTAATATCTCTTTATGAAACGGCGGCGTTTCCAGAGGAAAATATGGTCGTGCAATAAACCATCCAAACAGATGAATATTCTCTCGTCGCTTGAATATCGCCAATAAGTACTGTCGGAGCTTATTTATATCCGTTTCCCAGTATTTTTCGCATAGTCGTACAATGTCTTTCCTGGTCAGGTTATTCAAAGATGGCTGCTCGGAGTTCTTCGTCATCAATATTACCCTCCTCCTTCGCTTTTTTCAGTTTTAAGTCGCGCTCATCTCGCCATCCACAAACGTTTTTCATAGTAAAGATAGCAAAACTTGCTGGAGCGGCACCACTTAAAGCCACATCGACTATGAACTCGCGCTGTAAATCTTTGGCAGTTTCATAGGCTTCCGCAAATTCTGGATAAAGATCACACCAATCTCTCAAAGTGTTGCGATGTACACCAATTTTTCGTGCAAATCCTTCAAGCCACGGCATTCTCTGAGGCATTCTTCTCGCTATAAGCTTATCTCCGTCGGCTGACGAGACGGTTTCATCTGCCGTGATTTTTGTAGGGTCGATTGAAAAATAGTCAATTAGTTGTTGGCAATATTCTGGCTTATATTTCGTCGGCTGCCCTGGCTTTGGTTGCTCCAGTTGTTTTGACGGCTTGACAGGCGGCTTTTTTGGTTCGTCCTTAACATTCCCGCGCAGTTGCTGCTTCGGGGATTTGCGGCTAGACTGCTTGCTGCTTCGCCTGTTCCTGCGCATCATTTTTCTGGTTACCATGATAATTTCTCCAAATAAAAAAGCGGCTCTTTCGATCCGCAATTCCTAAGGCTATTATAACACAAAAGAGGCGGCGCATAATTCGCCACCGCCCCTTCAAGCTTTTTAGGTGCACACATATCATTGACGTTTGTGCCTATTATGCCTTAGTTATTGATTCAATAAACTCAATCGCCGCATCGCAGCCTTTACAAACAACAGTCTGAATGCCAGCCTCATTGAGCGTTTTAATCCACTGTTTTTGATTTGCTGACGTTACGCCTCCTTTCTTGCGCTTACGGCGCTGCTTTTTACGAAGTGCTTTTTTAGTCATTTGGATCCTCGATCGTGCCGCCAAGCAACTCAAGACGTTTGGTAAACTCCTCTTCAACATCTCGATCGTTGGGTGAGAGTAATGTTTCAAAACTAATATTAATCTCGAACTCATTCTCATACGAAACTAGAGGGTACTTCTTTCGATAGTTTATGTCGAATCGCTTGCCATCAATACTTGCTTTAATCAGCATATACTCATATTTGCCGACCCAAATTGTGTCTGGAATCGTGAATTGTGTGAGCCCTGCCACTTTCTTACAGCCCCACAACCCACAATATTGCCTTAACCAATACTGCTATAATAGCTACTCCGACTAGCGAAACTAAAATCCCGCCGATCAAATATCCTATGATATTTGCCACTTTTTGCATTTTGCTATCCATTGATTACTCCTCTTCAAATTAGTATTTTTATGCGCCCTGTTGCTGTAATTCCCGGCGTAGCAGCTGGCTTTCCGTTAACTGCTCGCTCTCAGCCTTGCGATGTTCATCAGCGATAGCTGAGACTTCATCGACAATGTCAATGTCCGCCAGCGTCATCTGGTCGTAAAACCAATTACCAAGCTCGAATCTATCGCAGAACTCCGCTAACGGCTCATCTTTTAAGTGCAAGTCCAGCGCGATAGTGTCAAGTTCGTCGGATGGATACTCAAACAGTAATTCTATTAGTATCCTAATGATTAATTTTTGGCTCACTATTTCTCCTTTCTTATTTCCTCGATCGCACCCTCGTCGGGTAGCCACAAATTGCAACCAAAACTGTAATTTTACTGTCTTGGGGGTGGCTCAAATGTGCGAGGAGCTCCTGCGGTTGACGCCCCACCCTATATATACGAATCTGGCCACCCAAAGAGGGTGCGATGTTGGTTGTTAATGTTCTAAAATGGTATTTCGCTCAAATCAATCGGCGTGTCGAGGTCGATGTCCTCGGTTGTTTTCGCCGCTTGGTTGGTTGTAGTCTTTGCCGCTTTGGCATCATCTTCGGCGTATCGCTCAGTAGCCGGCGCAGCGTTATTGCCGCTGCCCTTTGCGTCACTCAAAAACTGGAACTGGTCGATGATGACTTCAGTGGCTTTGCGCTTGATGTCGTCCTTCTCCCAGATTCTCGTTTGCAAGCGTCCAGTTATGCCAATCTGCTTGCCTTTCGGTGCGTACTCTGCCAGCAGTTCAGCTGCTTTATTCCAGGCAACACAATCGATGAAACTAGCGTCGGCATCTTTGCCGTAGCCGTCAACCGCTAGTGCAAATGAGGCTACGGACTTGCCGCTGTTCGTCGTTTTAATTTCAATGTCTCGGACGACGCGGCCGATTAGAGTTACTGTGTTGATTGCTGCCATATTTAGAAACTCTTTTCCTCGCGGATTTCAACGCCTGGGATTTCACGCAGTCCATTGGCGATAGCTTCACGGATTAGTTTGTCACTCGGCTCGCATAGTGATCGTGGCACTAGCTCAGGATTGGTAACCGTGAATACCGTCTTGGTTTTGATGCCAGATTTGACAGCTGGCTTCTGTGTTTTAGCGGCTTTAGCTGCTTCAGCCTCGGCGATCTCCTGTTCGCGTTTACGCTGTGCCGCCAGCTTGGCCGCTTCGGCTTCGTCACGTTCAGCGGTCGTCAATTCATCTTTACGCGTCAACAACTCGTTGATGGCTTTAGTGAATGCCAGCTTGATTTCAGCGTGATTCTGATCAGCTTCAGGTAACTCGGCGAATATCTGCTTCAATTCAGCGCCTTTTTCATCGCAGGCTTTCTGGCTGCGTAGTGATTTGGCATTGGCAGCGAACTTGGCGCAGATAGCGTCAACGCGTGCCTCTTCCTCTTTTGCCAGTCGCTCCTGCTCTTCTTGGTAAGCGAGGATTTTCTGGCTGATATTCTCCAGAGCTTCTTCGGCCGGTGCCAGAACATCCTTTTCAGCGTCGATAAATTGCGACTTGACGCTGTCAAAGTTGCGAGTGATCGCCAACCGTGCGTTCTTGACTTCAGTGCGGTGCGAGGTGATCAGCTTGCGGATAGCAACTGCTTCTTTGGCGGTTGCGTCGTCGGTTACTTCTTTAGCTTTGGCTTGTTCCAAAAGCTCTTGCGATTTGATTTTGAACGGCGATATCGTAGCAACCTGCGAGTCGACGTATTCTTGTAGTTGTGACATGTTCCTCCTTTATTTCCTGTCTGCTTCAGATTTGCCAAGACGAGCGTCAGTCATTTCGACGCGTGAGCTTGGGATGGTTGGTTTGGCAGCCGCTTCAATCTGCTCTCGGCTTGCCAATGTCGGCGCCGGTGCAATCCACGCATACTCAGCGTCGCCTCTTACACCATCGACGATTTTCGTGAAGTCTGGCTCGATGTAGCGGCCTAGCCGGCCGGTGCGGTCTTTGGCGACGTACTTGTCGCTGGCTGGGTCAACGATAATCAATCGCTTAGTGTCGCCAGTTTCGGTATCATTGATCGTCGTCATGTAGCCGACGATATCCACCAGATTGACCAGTTCCTCAGATAGTCTTGTGGCGACCATTGGACGTTTAATGACGCGGCCGTCGTCGTCTTTCTCCTGAACGTGCGCCACGATGACAATATGCTTGCCGCTGTCGCGCATGGTTTTCAGAAAGTTTCGCATGGTCGATTTCAGCCAGCCCCAGCCAGCCATGGTCGGGTTGCCGTCACGCTGGACCAATTTGCTGTCGGCTCTATTTCGCATGTAGGCGATCAACTTCTCCATCAGCTCACCGATGGGATCGATGATCACCGTGTCGTAGTCTTCAGTGAGTGCGATCTGCATAAACTCCTGCATATCGTCCCATTTTTCGATCAGCGCTACGTCGGCTGCAATGCCGCGAAGTCCGAAGTATTTGCTACCGTTCTCGCAGTCAGCGATAATCGGTCGTGGGGCGGTGGCTGCAAACGTTGTTTTACCAACACCGCCCTCGCCATACACAACCATCAGAATTGATGGTTTTTCGGTCGGATCTAAACTATTAAAGACTTTCATATTCTCCTTTCTTTTACAGGCTCCAGTCGCCCAGCTCCCTCACCTCCTCTATGAGGAAATTCGGCTCGCTGTCGCCAAACTTTATGATTTCGTCAACACACGTACGCAGCTTGCGTTCGCCGGCTTCAACGAAGTCGATACCCGCGATCATGAATTGCACGCGGTATGGTGCGACGGACTCAACCACACAGTAGGCAAACTTGACTAGCGCCGGGTCTAGCTCTAAGCTTGATGCTGTCACCAGCGTGTAAACTGCTGACTGCAAATCGTAGTGCATTGACTGCGCAGTTTTGAAAAACTTGTCGAACTTTGCGGTAGTTTTCAGATCGGTTATCATGGCAGATTCATTAGTGCGAATCAGTACATCAGCCTTACCTTTCATATCTACGCCGTCGGCGGTGCGAGCATACATTTCGTGCTCAAAGGTTGCACCTTTGGCGAAAATGTATTGCTTCGCTAGCGGGTGGTTCTCAATATTCTTCAAAATCTGATCAGCAGCCTTGAACATGCCTAGAGTGATAATGTGTTTGCCGGCGGCTTTCTGCTCATCGCGCCACATCTTGGATTCTTTCGAGTAGAAGTTTTCAAATGGGCTGATAGCGAATTGGTCTTCACCGCCGAGCACCAGCATGTGAACTAGCTGTCCTAAGTCGATAGCCTTGCTGTCTAGGTCTGGCAGGTCTCCACGTTTAGCGGCAACTGCATAATCGATGCCGTGGTCGAGAATCAACTTCATTGACGAATATGACCACTCTGGTCGGCTATAGTAAGCGTCTGCCACTTACGCCTCCCCCGCCAAAGCTCGGTCGAGAAATGTCGGATCGATTAGGTTTTCCAGTTTCTCCAAAATCTCACTTTCACTCATTTCACTTTCTCCTTAAAATTAGTAGCATTTCACCTTGCCGTTCAGGCATACGCTCCACGCCTTCCATCCGCTTGAATCCCACTTGCTGCGTGCCACATAAATCTTATACGCGAGCGCCACATTGTGCTCTGGCTGGTATCGCCTGTCCGTCGCGTCGTGGATTGAGTTGACCTGGAATAACCCAGCGTCATTCGTTCCATTTGTATTGCGCCCCAGGGCGTTTGTCCGGCATCCACTCTCAGCATTCATCACTGCCATAGCGATATCCACGTTCCAGTCGTATTTAGCGACCAGCGGTCGAAACTCCTCGCAGACACCTGCGCCAGCTGCCTCCACAGCAGCTTTTGGCGACGCAGATGCATGAGCTTCGACCGCCGCGACCTTAGGCTTCAGTAGCGCCGGTCGCTCGCTCGCTACTTTACGGCTTTTAACTGTTGAATCTGCTCAGAGATTCTTGTTTCCAGCTGTCCATTCTTCGATTCCTGGTACTTCACCCCCAGTCCGAATCCAACCACGCTAGCGATTAGCGCTACGATGGTGATAGTTTTAATGCTTTCAATAACGTTTTTCCAATTGATTTTTTTCATAGTCTTTTCTTCCTTTTTATGTTTAGATTTTTTAGTAACTCCAAGCTGCTCAGGTGCCGGTGGCTTGCTTGGTTTCTGATGCTGAACTGTCGTCAGCTCATAGTCTAAGGCGTCTTTGTTGATAGCTGCCTCCTTTCTTAGTTAAATATCCCCTTGAGAAGCCAGCTGTCTATGTCGCCACTATATAATTTCTTTGGCCGATCCGCTTAAGTTTCGCAAAGTTCAATCATTGATAACTCTCAGAAGCCGCTACAAACAACAATCGAGCGACCTCGATCAAGTCATCAAAAGAGGGGTGAGCCTTTGCGATGCTCACCCCTCTGAAATTGGGTTTAATCTAAAAAATCACCGCAAAGGTGATTTACGAAGTGTCAAATTGTCCAAAAAGAGAACTCTCTGATTAACAGAGAGTTTCTATAGTAATATTAAGACATCA